GGCGTTGGTTGCGCTAGTGGATGCTGATGTTGCGCTGTTGGCTGCATTGGTTGCTGATGTAGCTGCTGCTGTTGCACTGTTAGCTGCGTTAGTAGCTGAAGTTGATGCTGCCGTTGCAGAGTTAGCTGCTGCTGTGGCGCTAGTCGATGCTGAGTTAGATGAAGATAAAGCGTTAGACGCTGAGGTAGATGCGTTAGACGCAGAGGTTGCTGCTGAGTTAGCGTTTGCTGTTGTAGTAGCAACCGCGTCTTCTGCTGTTGTTGCTGAAGCTGCTGCGTTAGTGGCGGAGGTCGCTGCGTTCGTTGCTGATACCGCTGCGTTATCTTCGCTAGTCTCTGCGTTTTGTGCAGATACAGCCGCCTCGTTTGCTTTCTCAGTTACAGCGTTAAGTGTTGCTTCTGTTGTTGATGCAGGTGAGCCACCGTCACCACGAAAAATAGCCATTTTAGTATCCTCTTAACCTGTTAGACTTCTTTAAATTGTCTTGCGCAGGTATAACCTGTAAATTCCAAGGAACGTGCAAGCCACAACAGTTTTGTCCACGGAGGGGAACTATATGGTCAACGTGATGAACTACCCCGGTTAGCTTAGAACGCAAGTCGCGTAGTTCGTAAATCTCTGCGATCATAAACAAGTGATCGTCTGTAAGCCATTTAGGTTTAGCTTGGCGAACACCTTTGGCTCTTAGGTGTCCTTTAGTAATGTAGTACTGCTTTCTTTTTGTTTTGTAATAATGTCTATTTTGAGCGTTTATAGTTTCTCGACGCTCTTTGCGTTTCTCATTAATGCAAAATTTACATTGTCCAAAATGCCCATCTTTATAACGATTGCATTTATAAAATTCTGTATAACTTTTTGTTTCTTTGCAAGTGCTGCACTGTTTCATAACATCCTCCCACAAGGATAAAAATGAGGGTACTAACTGTGTGGGCAGCTTTCCCCTCGGTACTATTTTACTACTTACTCATCGAATACTGCAAGTACAAGACCCGCTTCTGGGCGATATACCTGAACACCGTAAAGAGTGTCAGCGGTATAAAGTGTACTTAAATATTCTTGTTTATATTGAGTCTGCGAACGTACAGACATCTGCTCTGCGTGGACGATAGCGTCTTTGTGGAAGAACAAGCAACCACGGACGTTAGTCTCAAGCGTAGGACAGTTGCTAGATACGTACACGTCAACGCCGTAGATGTTACCAATCAGACCAGACTTAACAGTACGGTCATCACGGAAGTCACTAGAAACGTAACGGTCGATACCCATGACAGTCTTACGTGCAGCAGGTGGGATGATCAATACGCGATCTTCCATTGGTACGTTAGCATCATCAAGGATCTTGATGGCTTCACGGAAACCTGCATCAGTAAAGTTGTCGCCTGACGCTACAGTTGAAGCAGCAAAGTCAGCCAGACCAGCAGAAGCGTTAAAGTACAGGCTGTTGCTGTTAACCCAGTCAGCGCCAGTAGGAGCAGCTAGGTCAAGAGTTCCGTCACCGAAACCAGTACCAGCGTTCATCAGGTCAGTGTCAACCTTCAGTGCCAACTGGTAACCAGCGTCTTCAGTGTAGAACTGACGGAGGCTGTTAAGTGCTTGTACTTCTACGATGTCTTCGATGAAACGTGAGTATTCAAAGTGACGGTCGATAGCAATCTGAAGCTCTGTCTCTACGTTTGCTTGGATGTTGACAGCAGTGTCAGCAACCTTAGCAGAGGCAGCACCACGGATGGGCTTAGGTACGTGAATGGTGTCGCCTTTCTTGCCAGACATAGAAATCTTCTTGACAAGGGGTGACATCTTGAGGTTCTTCTGGTACGCAGCAATTACTTCGTCGCTCCAGATTTCTGGAATAAACGTAGCGGCAGCGGTCTTATTTACAATAGAACCCCCGCCAACTGTACCGGGATAAGTTTGAGTCGCCATGATAAATCTCCTTTAGATTAGGCTACTTAACACGACCCTCGGCATATGCTTGAAAGATTTCTTCTGACAAGGCTGAATATCGCTCTGGGTCTGTCTTCATAAGTTTAATAATGTCAGCGCGACGATATACCTTTTTCCTTGATCCTTCCCCTGTTCCTCTGGCGTTGCCTGTATTGGCAGACTTTAGCTGTTGCTTACGTGCTTGCTTCTCAACTTCTACTGTCTGTTTGGCAACACCTGCGCGTTCCTTCCAGAGAGAAAACAGTTCATCAGCAGCATCGTAATCGTATGCCTGATCTGCTTGTACAAACAATTGAGTCCTGATCTTAGAACCCTTAACCCACTCAGCAAAACCGTTGTCGTTCAAGATCTCTTGCATCTCAGGGTGTTTACTCTGAAGTTGCGAGAGCGCCGTCTGACGCTTGTTCTGGGCTGTGTAAGCCTCAGCTTCTTTAATCTTAGGATGATTCTCAATCGCCCTAGCTACAGCTTTTTCGGGATCAACAAAGAAGTCTACATCATCTTCTTCTTGCTGTTGTACAGGTGCTTGTTGGTTTGAGAGTTGTGCTTGTATGTACTCATCTACAACGCCACGGAGTTGACCTACTTCAGAGCTTTGTTTGCCCAATAGCTTTTCAGCTTCTTGGTGCATCTTAACAATCTCTTCCATAGATTTGCCACGGTACTTCTCAGGGATGTCCTGTTGTGGCTCTTCTTCTTGGGCTACCTCTTGAACTTCGGATGTATCCTCAGTGTCTAAAGACCCTACCTCTTCGTCGTCGTTTAGTACTTCTTCGCGCTCATCAACGAGTGTCGCTCGTGCCATTATTAAATCTCCGCCTACTGGTTATGGAGTTGTTGTCATGGGGTTAGCTTATTAAGCGTCCCGCTTGCGTCCAGCCTTCTCACGTTCTCTAACCCATTTCATGTGCGCTCCCGGAAAATCTCCCGACGCACCGTTTAGGATCGTTTGAGTTGCTGATACTATCTTTGTAGCGTTAGCGCCACAACCGCACCTACTGGTTGTAACGTCACCGCTTACGAAGTCTTCAAATACGTGACCATTATCACACTTAAAATCAAAAACCTTAAACATCTTCAGGCTCTCTATTTAAGTCTTCAAAGGCATTAGTAATTATTGTTTCTAAATTTATAACATGAGCAAGAACATTTAACTGTCCTTTACGTAAATACAAATCATCGTTATCTTTAGTTGCTTCTACTGAATTGATAACAGCAGCGTTGTTAGATAGCTCTTCGATTAACTGTTTCCATCCATCTGTACGGAAAAGGTCGAAGTAAGTGTTGTAATACGTTTCTAATTCAGGTGTCATTGAGGCCATTAGGTTGTCTCATTAGTTACTATATACTATATATTATACCATACTTTTGATCGTTTGTCAAGAGATAATATAACAGTTTGTTACAAATTACCTAAATTAACGATTGCGAGCAGTTCTAGCTGCTTTTCTAAAGTCAGAAGCTTTAGGTGCTCCCGCAGATCCCGGTTTACGCATAGTCTCACCAGATCCTGCTTTAATCCGCCTACGTTTAGCTTGTATGTTAGCGTATAGTCCTTTTTTAGCCATCTTAGTAACCTCTTCCTTTTCCTTTTTTCTTTTTGCTAGAGCACTTACAGTTTGCACCACATCCACACGATTTAAAGTTCATTATAGTTCTCCTAGTCTTTCCATTGTTAAAACCCACTGCTTAGGTATAACTAACTCTGCGTCTCCTGCTGTAATCTTACCGTCTTCAACTAATACATGAGGACATATAATTATTTTGTCTTCATCGTTAACTAAGACAGCACCGCAGGACACAGCAGTAGCTACTTTAGCTTGCGTAAGTTCTTCTAACTCGCGCCAGCCCACGTTTGCTCCTCCTTGAGCATCTTTCCATACAACCTTGTATATCTTTACCATTTGACTTTATCAGCCCAGTAAGCAGCAGAACACTTGCCTTTAGCAATGTTTTTTGCGTGTCTAGCTTTAAACGACTTTCGTCTAGCTTTTTCTGCATCTGACTTTGGATTTTTTCCAGCACCTGATACTCCTTGTTGTCCGAACCTGATTGTTTTAACGCTACCGTCATCACACTTAGCAACTACTACGTGAGATTTTGTAGGATGGTTAGGAGTCCGCTTCGGCTGGTTGTAACCGCTTACTCCTGCTCGCTCCAGTCTTGGATCCTTTTTGTTGCTCATTGAGTTTGCCCTCCAAAGCCTCCACCTTGACCTCCAAAGTTTCCAGCCGGTTGAACTGGTCTTTGAACGCTTCGTTGATCTGGCTGATTAGTTGTTGGAACTCGTTTTGAGTCATTAGCACGGGATGCTACCTCTTTCTCTTTTAATAGTGTTTGTGCAACCTTCAAGCGACGCTCGAACTCTTTGTCGTCTTGATCGCCTTCACGAAGGTTACGGGTGATTGCTTCGATCTTTTCAATCTCAAGCTCTTGTGGTGCAAGCTGAGCTTCAACCGCGTACTTCTGTGCTCGTGCTTGCGACTCCTGCGCCTGTGCTGCCAACGCAGCCGTCTGACTTTGCTGGAACTGTAGCTGCGCCTGTTGTGCCATCTGAGCCATTTGCTGGGCTTCAGGGTTAGGCTGTGAAGCTTGCTGTAGAGAAGCGATAAGCTCTTCACGGTTAGACAGGTTCATGTTGTCGATAATGCTTTGTATTAACACAGGGTACAGTGGGCTGTCTTGTTGCATGGTCTGTAGTAACTGAACAAGCTGTGTTACCTCGTACTCACGAGCGATAATCCCCAACGTAGAGGAAGCATTGAACTTATAATCTGCAACCGGATAATTGTCAGGGTCAAACTGCATATAACGGTACGCAGCCTTCTTAACAAAAGGTAACAAGAAAGACTGCTGAAAGTTTATAAGGGTGCGTTTATGTCGCTTAATAATTGCGCCAAGAGACATAGAGATCCCAGCAGCAGTAGCTTCGCCATTGACCTGTCCAGCGATCCCCGCAGAATCGA